GTCCGCTATTCTTCTCTGAAATTCGGATGTCTATATAAGACTACTGTTTCCCCGTTCTCAATCTTTTCTTTTTTCAAAACTGTGAGCATTGATTGGTTTTCCATATAGTCGACATTTTCTTTTGCAAACGCAGACTTGCAATAATGCTGATGTTTATCTTTTTCATCTATGAATACAAAATATGTTTCGCCTGACCGCTCGTTTTTTATGATAAAGTCTGCATCGATCTGGCTATTTCCTCGCACTTTTTGAGCGTTGAACTGTGCAATTAAAAAATCACCTTCCAGTGTCTCTTTCAGGCCAATAATTGCATCTAATCGGCCTCTGATCCTTTCCCAATTCCGTCCGTTTTCAATTCTCCGGCCGTCCATTCTTCCATTCAGTAGTGCTGGAATCAGCTTTTCGCCATAATACTCGGATGAGCGAATCCCAAAATCAACGTCCCGTGCATACTGCATTCCAGACAAGTGGGGAAAGTCCTCAAAAGCAAACTTTAGCCGAATATGGAACGACTTGCCACGTCTGCCGGTTACAATGTGATATTCAGTTTTGCTCAATCGTTCCCATTCCTGAGCAGCCTTTACAAGTAGACACATTTCGACATTTCCCCTAAAAAAAGCGGAACTCTGAATCCAGAGCTCCGCAACAGCGTTTTCTTTCGGGTTTACCCCTACATCAGCCTGTGGAAACCGCTTAACCCTAATACAAGACTCCACAAGTGTACGGATGCTGACCCCATCACTTGCTTCAACGTCACGGCAGACAATCATGTTGTTGCCTACTTAGAGTATATGCACTTCTGCCTATTTTGTCAATGAGAATTCACGAAATTTCTTTATCTCAGACAGCCTCATCGCAATATATGCAACAAGAGCGGAGGAATCGCCCTCCGCTCTTCGCTTTTAGTCAGATCGACGCCACCGCTCAAAACGCCGATCTTCTATTTTGCAATGGCATAGCTTTCAGTATTCTTTAGCGGCGAAAATCAGAACGTGACACCACGGGCCGCGCAAAGCTCCTTTAGAAGCGTAACCGCTTCTTCAAGCTCCAAAGCGTGATCGTGAATATCGTTGTATGAGGGATATACCAGAAAGCCTGACTGATAGTCAAAAATCTGATATCCTACAACACGATCTCCATCAGTTGCAGGGACATAGCCCCAGCCCTTTCGGTTATACCGCTGATAACCTTCCTGGAACGAATAACCGGCATCATTGGCCTTTTTCTTCAAAGTAGAAAGTGAATACTGCATAAGCAAACCTCCTGAAATTTATGGTTTGAGCAGTGTGCTTATGTTGTGGTTTGTTGTTTTATAGTGTTATACGCTATGCCATCTTGCAAACGCACTATAAATGCCCCTCAGAGGCCGCAGGAGCGCTTTCGTCGCGCTCTATGGCTTCGTCTATGGCTCGGTTGATAAAACCGTTCACGCTCTCGCTGTGGGCTTCTGCGTGGGCTTTGATAATATCTTTCTTGCCTTTCGGCATAGCAACGGACACGCGATCAAGATTCGCAGCATCCCACTTTTGTGCACTCTTCTTTTGCGCTTCCGTATACTTTCTTTCTGCTATGGCAGACACCTCCTTTTCCTTTTTATTATACAGCAATCCATCTATTTAACAAGTAGATATTTGCACAAAAATCTACTTGTTAAGTTGTCTAATATTCCATCTTGATTGTCTACTTATTAAGTAGTATCATTTGAACACGTAAGGAGGTAAAAGAAAAGACCTCTGCATCACCGCCGACCAAAGCCGGATGCAGAGAGCCACCAACCACCACAGGAGGATTGACAAGGAGGCCACAAAATGGATGCACAAACCCAGCTAGTAGCAGAACTTTATAAAACGCTCAATGATGCGCAAAAACAGGAAGTCTGTAACATGATTGATACTTTACTAAGTCAGCAATTAAACGATCAAAAATCGCTTGATTCTCATTCCGCTGCTACGGAAAATCAAGATAGCATCGCATGAGAAAGGCTCCATGTCCCAGCCGACCAAAGCAAGACACGGAGCCACCACCAACCACCACAGGGAGGCCAGTATCGGTATTATACCGACCTCCCGCAGAAAAGACAAGGAGGAAAATATGGGTTATTTATCTGAGCTTACTGCACATGAGCGCTTAACTGTCGACAATGCAACGATCGACATATTTGCTGCTTTCGAAAATGGATCAGGCCTGATTTATGAGGTTTGGGAGCGGTATTTTTCCGACAGAGTACAAAAAGAGATTGAATCGAGGGAATTGGCATTTATCGGGCAAATTCTGTGGGCTGCCTACGATTTAATGAGCGATGCAATCCGCGACTATCACTTGATGCTCGGGCACTATGATGAACCCGGCGTGGAGAGCTTTTTAGAAACAGCGAAACGCGCTCAACTGACGGCAGATGCCGTAAAAGCAAGGGAACACGCCCAGGAAGAAATGCGATCCGCAACTTATGATCTCGACGATGCAGATGCAATTAAACTTCTGACAGGTAAGGAGGTTTCCGCATGAAGCTCCTATACTGCGCCCGCTGTAATACACCGCTTATGAACGCCGCCACGGTGCATATTTGCCCGACCTGCGGGGCCGTGTACCGTCAGCATGGGACGCACTTTTCCTTCGTCACCGATCTGTCCGGCGTATCCGTCAAAGAGCTGATGCAAAGCATGGAAGTAACACTATGAACGATAACGATAGATTCTATCCGGTCGTGCAAACGCCGGTCGGAAAGGTGCTGCTCATAGGCGCTACCATGACCGTCGAGCGCGAACGTGAGCTTTTCGGAAAGAAGGTGAAAACAGATGAGCGAGCAGGTACACACAACTGAGCAATTAGATTTGCAGGAGTTGAAAGAAGAGATTATCCGAAAAGTTATGATGCTTCCCGACAAAGATGTAACCGAGATGCTTGAATTTGTTAAGGCACTAACATAATTAAAGAGGACTGCACAAAACGGTGCAGTCCTCTTCTTTACTCTGAGCAAACCTTTCCTCGCTTTGCATGGTTCTTGAGTCCAAGTTCTTCTACTGTCAATGTGCAAGTTGTGATTACGCACGGTTCTCCCTCGTTTGTGAGCGGCCCATCCGGAAGTTCAATAGGCTCGAGGTTCGCAAAAAGTTCCGCGATCTCTTCTTTACTAAGCTTGCAAAGCGGGTATTCAGAATTGCTTTTGGTTCTCATCTACTGCCTCAATTTCCTGTTACTCCGCCGCCTGCAACTCCACGAGCTGGTGGATCACTCGTTCCAGGCGTTCAAGCACTTTATCATAACCGAAGATAAACATTTCTGATCTCCTTTCTTGTTAGTACAGCAGCACGGGCTTACCGGCTGCGCGCGTCATGTTGTTGATGTTGGGAACGACCACGCGGGCAAGCGTCTTACCATCCACAACGAGGTTCACATTGATGGGCTCGCGGCTGCCCTGTGCCAGCGCCTCCATGACGGCCTGCTTGATGGTCGAAAGCGGCGCTTCGACGTTCGTTCCGCTCTTCTGGTCGCCCAGTACAGCGAGGAACTTTCGGTTCGGTGGGATGACCGCACCGCTCGCAAGCGCTGGGATCTCGTTATACACAGGCGCGGCGCTGTTCAAGCTCTGCGCGGCTACCCCGCGGGTCAATCTGCTCGTCGATGCGCGCGTGCCGGTGAAGCTGGATGTCGCCTTCTTGACTTTGGAATCGTCCACACTGTCGACGAAAAATTTCAGCGCAAGGCCGATCGCCGCCGAGATAATGAACGCCGTACCGGCGCTGACGATTCCCAGCGCTGCAAGGCCAACGCCAAGAACACCGGCCAGCAGTCCAAGAAGTACGCTGCGCCCGATGCTGACAAGCCGCTGCGTGCCCTTCTTCGGGTCTTTGCGGACGCTGTAAATGCTCAGTCCGAGAATCAGGCCTAATCCCATGCCGACGACTGTACCGACGCCCGGCGTCACGATAGAGCCGATGACTGCACCAAACAGCGCGCACAGCACGACAATCAACTCAGAAAGAAGCTGTGATTTGCCGCCGTGTTCCTCGTCCCCCTCTGCAAAGCCGGTGAGATAGAGGCCGAGAATCGCACCCAGGCTGAAACCGGCCACGCCGCCGGTGATGCCAAGAAACACACTGCCGAGCAGCGCACCGAGCAAAGCCGTGATAACCACGATCCATGCATCCTCTGCGTCCATCTCGGTTTTCCATGTTTCGGGGTCAAGGCCCACAAGGTACAGCCCCAGCAGCACGCCGAGGGATAAACCGATGACGCTGCCCGTGATGCCGCCGAACGCCGCGCCGAGTGTTGCACCGAGCAGCGCCGTTAAAACGGTCAGCCATGTTGCCTTGCTCTTGGGGATAACTTTCTTGTCAAAGCTCCATTTTAGGTCATCCACGACGATCTCAAGCCCCGCGCGGATGGTCTTAAAGATATCGTTGATCTTCTGGAACACCTTGTCGAGCTTTTCCATCATGAGGCCTTCGTCAAAATCAAAGTCCGGCGCAATGGCGGATGCTCCGCCGCCACCGCCGCCAACGGGCGTTGTCATGCTGAGTTTGTTGATCTCATCGAACGCCGCGAGCGCGTCTGTCGCTTCCTTTGCCGCCTTGCCGGTCGCGTCAATGGCGGCGGCCTCTTTGTAGAGGTTTTTGCCCGATGCCTCCATGCTCTTCTTTGACTTACCGCTCAGAATCGAAATGATCGTCACGATCTCCGACACAATGGCCGCAAGCAGATTCATTAGCCACGTCAGCGCCGGAATGAGTACGTCCATCAAAGGCGCGGCCAGCGTCAGCAGCGCACCTTTGAGGCGGGCAAAAGCGTCGGATGCCTCTGTGCTGGTCGCAATAGCCGCCTTGATCTGCTTGCGCAGCGCCGTGAGCGCCGCCGTGATGACCGAGAACACGAGCATAGAGCGCGCTAAACTCTTGACCTGATCTCTGAAACGCGCGGCATACTGGCCCGCTTTGGCAAGCGCGGAATTCTCTGCCTCGCGCTCCCTGCGTTCCTGCTCCGTATTAGCGATCAACTCAC